GGTGTCGCTGTCTATGCTCAGGTTGTCTCCCACCTTGACGCCTCCCAAAGTCGTCTCGCTGGCTATCGGCAGCACATAGCCTGAAGTGTCTCCTTCAGTGCCTTCCTCCGAGCTTCCGTCAAACAAGCCCTCAATGTCCTTCACCGGTATGTTGTCACACTTGCAGCCGCTTCCTCCTGAGCTTGTTCCGTCACTTGCGGAGTCATCGTCAGTGAGGTCGTCAAACAAGTCCTCGATGTCCTCTACAGGAATGCTCCCGCAGTCGCACTCCTTGATTGCCGCGAGCTTTTCCTCTATGGCTTGCAGCCTGTCCTCAAGCACTGGCTCCACGTCCTCTATCTCATCGCCGTGCTTGTCCAGCGAATATACCGATGATGTGGAGGTTACAGGGTATATGTCCCTGTCGCACATGCCCCTGAACAAGTCCATGTCGTTCAGTCTCCTTATCTGGGGTTTGAGTTTCTCTTTCATTTCCGTGTGTTTTTGCCGCAAATTTAATGTCTTGTCGTTAATGTATGTCCTCTTAAAAGCCCTCGCTAAGGGTTTCTTAGGAAAACGCTAATCATTCCTTACGTGTAGTATATCACTCCTATGTCATGAGTTTCCATGTGCAGGGGGTTCTCCGCGTCCTTGTTCATGGTGAGCTGTATCTTGCACCATGTGTTCCTTATCCTGTCCATTGACCTCTTGCCGTTCTTCCACGCCCTCGGTATGTCGCATCTCCATATCCTGAACTTCTTTTTCAGGTTTGAGCCTACGCTTGCCGTGGTGTATGGGTAAGGCTTGTAAGTGAGAGCGGTGTCCGCCGTGTCCTGGTACTCGTCCCATACCCTTATGCTGTCGAAGAACCTCTCATGCTGGAGCTCGCCGCTCTCGTCATAGAAGTCCCCGCGTATTTCAAGGTTGGTGAATGTCTTGTCCAAGACGCTCTCGGCGTTGGATATGAATGTGATGTCCGTCTGCCTCTTGTCATAGAAGTAGCTGTTGTAAGTCCCCTCAAACATGTTCCACAGGTCGCACTTCTCATATCCTTTGTTTGTCAGGGCGTGGAATGTCGAGCCTATGTTGAACAGCGCTCCCCCCTCATAGCTCAGGAATGACGTGAACTGGCCCAACAGCTCTGAGTAGCACAGCGTCTCGTCAGGAGTGGTGATGTACAGGTCTTTCTTGTTCATGTCATAGTACAGCGCCGTCCCTCTCGCTCCTGACATTTCCTCGTCCCGTCTTCCAAGCTGCCACAGCGAGCCTGTGTCCTGCTGGCTGAACCAGTAGCCGAAGCCGTGCGTATCGCTGACATTGGCAAGCTGGTCGCCGTTAAGCAGGTACAGGGCATGGCTTATGCTGTCCACGAAATACACTCCTGACGGGGACTTGGCCACGGCGAACTTGCTGGCGCAGCCCACTGAGGTGCTGATATACCTGTCTCCGTCAACCTTGTAGTTGTTGCTTATCTCTATAGGCACGTTGTCCGAGGTGCTTATGGCCACCCTTGAGTTGAACAGTATCTGCGTGATGCCTCTCTCCTGAAAGGCGTACAGAGTGTCCTTATTGGTCACAAGGTCTGTAACCGCCCCCTTCACTCCGTCAAGCTCCAAAGTGGAGGCGAGGGTGACTGTCGTCCACGGGTCAACCTCTGCGGCGTTGTTCTTCATTGTGGCCCATGTCACCATTGAGGGAAAATATGTCAGGTCGTAGTAGTCGGAGTCTAATATCCTGTAGTTGAAGAAGTTGTCCGTCTGTGAATAAACCTCGTTTATCAGGTTGAAGTTGGTGGGGCGCATGGTCAGATTGCTGTCCTGGCCCCTATTCCTGTCGTACCTTCCGTCAATGTTCACATGAGTCTCAACCATAAAGGAGCCTATCTCCACCACGCTGTTGGTGTCATCCTCCGTGTAAGGATAAGTCTTGAGGCAGTCGTATCTCTGGTACCATGTGTCTCCGTAGTCAAAGCGTATCTTCGTGCCCGTCTTTTTCAGTTCCACAGGCTCGCCCGCCGGTATCCACAGGTTGGCCTGCTTGGCCTCGTCAGACGTGCCTCCGAAGTCAGTGTCCTCTCTTGCGGTCTTGTAAAGCTCCGCCAAGTACAGGCAGGAGAAGTCCTTTGAAGAAGTGTCCTGCAACGGGGAGTTAAGGCTCAGCACTGCGTGCGGGGTTGACTTGTACTTCATCCTCACTGTCTCCCTTGACAGCCTTAGCGCGCCGTACTTGTCGCCTATGTTGTAGTTTGTGCTCTCGTCATCCTGGAAGACCCCCCATTTCGGGTCAAGCATGTCCTCTGACAGTATGCGGCAGGTGCCCTGCTGCAAGGTTCCCCAGAACCACAGGCGTGAGTCATCGTCAAACTCACACTGCCTCTTGCCTTCAGGCACTCCTGATATGGGGTTCCAGTATGTCAGGTCTGTGGAGCCTCCGCCGCTGAACACTGAGCCGTAAGGCACAGGGGGAGTGAGCAGCATGTCCACGTTGCCGTAGTAGTTAAGGCCTGCCGTCTTCACTATAGCCACCTGGTCTGAGTCAAAGAGCTGTATGGCGTTGCTGGCGTTGGTCTCGCCAGTCTGCCCCTTCAACTTCAGTTCCCCTGAAAGAGGAAGGTTGTCCTGAGAGTACTTTATGTTCGATATTACTTTCCTTGACAGCACGGCGCTTCTTGTCCCTGTTCCTGCCGGCCTGTTGCAGTCATTGTTCAATGAGCCTGTCCTGCTCCACGGATACACCATGAATGGAAACTCCATGTTTTCATGGATCCACGCCTGATAGGTGTCCTCGTCCTTGTCATCGGCAAGCCAGTCCCAGTAGAACAGCCCCGCGCAAAGCCTCTTGTCTGACAGCCTGGCGTTGGTGGTGGACAGCGCTTTGTGGTAGAAGCCTGTGCTCACAGTGCCTATCACAGGGCTGCTGGTCTGTATGTCTATGTCTCCTGAGTTGGCGCTGAACTCCACAAGACCCACTGTTCTCGCAAGCACGTTGTTCAAGTCCAGTGAGGAGAAGGAGTCGTCAAACTCAAAGTCGGGGGAGTGCATGGTGACGTTCTGCTGGTCAACGCAGAAGATGTTGACGCACTGGTCAACCCCCACAGCCCTGTCATAGTCATCGCCTGAGCCGTGTCCTATGTTTATGGTCACTGTGTTCTCTCCATACGGAAGACTTCCTCCTGCCTTGTACTCCTTGCCGCCCCAGCCCATAGGGACTCCCTGAATTTCCGCCCCTCTGTTGTTGAAACCGTAGAGGGAGTGGTTGTGCCTGTACTCGACGCTGGCCCCGTATTTCACTTCGTCTTTCCTGCTGTTTGCCGTGTCACCGTTGCTTGATGACGGCCATGGCCTGAAGAACCATGATGACTGGAAGTCAGGGCTGTTGCTGTTGCGCAGGGCTATGCTGTAAACCGTAGGGTTGAGCATCCCTTGCGCCACGACAAGCCTGTCCTGCATCGATGGCAGCGTGACCATGCCTCTTGCCCTGACATAGCCCGCTTTTACCAGCGCCTCGCATGACTCAGCGTCCAATGTGGCGGAGAATGTGGGGATTGTCAGCGTGAAGCAGTTGCCGTTCTCGCTTATTCCGGGCATGTTGCTCTCTGTCTTGTCCGCTAAGAATATGGGTTCTGACCACTTGCCTGTCTTGTACTGGAACTGCACTCCCAAGCGGTAGTGCTCCCTGACCTTGAAGCCCGCCGTGCTCACGTTGGCGCAGCTGTCAATGTATTTCCCGTACTTGTCATACATGCCTGCCAGAGACATCTTGGCGTTAAGCGAGTTCCCCCACTTGTAGTTGTCACTGTTCAGCACTATGGGGATGTAGGCGTACCTGCAGTCTGACCAGTCATCTGAGGAGTCCGGTCCCGCAGCCTGCTCTGACAGCTGTCGCTTTATGGTGTCTGGCACCTGCGGCCTGCTGACCTTGATGTTGCCCAAGAACAATGTGCCGTCCTTCTGCTCTATGGTCTCGGCAGTAATGCTCTCGCCCCCTATGTACAGCAGCTCCTGGGGGTCTATGTCATCTCCTATGGCTCCGTTGTCCACAAACCTTATGCCCTCGGACGAGTACTCCTGCCTGTTTATATAGTCAGCTATCAGGAATGTCTGGACAGCTCCGCTGCTTGTACGGCCATATATCATCTGGACTTCGGGGTACTGCTGGTTTATGTACTGCCCCTCCTCTGAGAGGTACAGCGTCGCGGTCTCCCCCCATGTTATGTACTTTGAGGCCGTGGTGGTGGCCGAAGTGTATATGTCAGCCCTTATGGTAAGCTCGGGATACTCGGTCTTGTTGAACACGTAGAAAGCCCCTCCCACAACGGTGTTGATTTTCACGTCCTGTATCTTGTCCTTGTACTCCGAGCAGCTCTTCCATTCTCCGCTGTAGGTCTCTCTGACTTGAAAGGCGTACTCTCTCCTTGCCGAGGTCTGCGAGGCTGGGTTATTCACGACAAGCTCGGCGCTTGAGTCTCCGCTGCTTGTGTTGCTCAGCTTTATGTCAGCCACCCTCTTACAGGAGGCCGTGGCGTCTATGCTGCTCCTGAATATCGAGTATATCCTCGCATACTCGAAACTTGTGTCAGGGTCATGCACCGTAACCTCAAAGCTGTTGCCTATCTTCTCCTCAGGACTGCCGGCCCTGCTGTTGAATGACGTGCCTATAAGAGGGGACACGCAGCTGATGTTGCTCTGCTGGCCGTACTTGTTGAAATAGGACACCACGTACTGTATGACACCCGCCCCGAAGCTGCCTGAGCTGTCGGCTATCTTCCTCACCCTCACGCTGTCATGCAGCGTCATCTTGGGCACGAAGTCAAAGGAGTCGTCATTGTATGTAACGTTGCCTCCCAAGCTGTCCTTCACTATGTTGATTACCCTGGGCTGGTTCACGCCGTCAGTCCAATAGACTTTCTGTATGTACTCGTTCTCGAAGACTCCCAATGTCTGCAGCGGATGCTCCAAGTCAAAGTTCAGGTTCAGGGGCTTGTACCCTATGACATTGATTGTTGACAGCTCGTACACCACTCCTGTAAGGCAGGTCATGCTGAATGTCAAATCACTGTCCTTGTGTATCCTGAAGATGTAGTCTCCCTCGTCAGCGTGGGTGAACACTGTGAGGTAGTCCCCTATGACACAGTGCCCCATGTAGCTGCCTATGATTTTGGCTCCGTCGAAGCCCCCGTCCACAGCAGCCTTCTCAGTGCCTTTCTCGTTGGTTATGCTCAGCAGGGTGTCCCCGTGCCTCGCTGTCAGCCTTATGTTGTGCGCCTCCCACAGGAACTGCGCCTGCTGCTTGGACACGCTCATGTCCCTCTGCATCCCCTGAAACTGATGCTCGTCTGTCTTTTTCATAGCTGCCTGTGGTTTCTTATGTACTCTCTGCTGCCTTGTTCCCTGAACGTGGTGTCAAAATGCCGCACCTGCGGTATCATGGTGTTCCACATCCTTGTGATGGCCTCCATCTCTGACATGCTCGGAATGTTGATTTCAGCGTCAAGCATCCCCGCCTGCCATGCGTACTCCTGCTGGGCGTTCTGCAAGACCGCCGCGCTTATCTTTCCCAAGTCATACTTCACCGTGAACACCTGCTTCTTGATGTACGCCTCCAACGCCGCAAGGTATGTCTCGTTGTCTATAAGCAGCGGATAGCCGTCGTCATCCACAGGTATTGACTTATATACCATCTCTATCCTCCCGTGGGGAAAGGACGTGTATATAATCCTGCCCTGCGTCTTGAAGCTCTCCTCTCTCAAGCGCATGTAGCTGTACGTGTGCAGGTGCCTCTTGTGCAAGGGCTCTAACGGCAGCTCGTCATGGTGAGGCATGTCATGGTGACGCGGATGTCCTTCATGCAAAGGCTCTCCATGTCCATGCTCCTCATCATGCGGGCGCCTGTCATGCGGAATATCATGTTCTCCGTGATGAAAATCCTCATGGGGAAAACCCTCATGGGGAGGCATGTCTTGTCTGCGCTCCTCATTCCAGTGCCTGTGCCCGGGCACCATGTTGTGCGTCAAGTCAACACAGCAGCCGGGTCTGCGCCTGCGCTCAGGGGGGTAGAAAGTGTCTGTCATGGCTCTCATGGCGATGCCTGTCCTCATGTCCCTGACCTGCACTATGCTTATCAGGTCGCAGGGCATCACTCCACGGAAGTCCTCTATGCCCACCTCTGCCGTCTTGTCCGTGTAAAGCGCGGGAAATCCGTTGAGGGAGATAAACCTCAGGGTGTGCCTTACGGCTTGCTCCAATGTCAAGTCCCTGAGCATCGGATGGTCCATGAGGTCATCCAGCACTCTCTTTATGCTCGTGTATTGTATCTCCGTTATCATATCAGTTTCACTTGGTCTTTGACAATCTTCTCATGTATCTTTTTCTGAAGGCTTCTTACGGGGGAGAACTCGTAGAACTTCTTGTTGGGGTAGTTGGCGTTGTACTTGTTGTACCACACCTTGTAGATTTCCTTTGAGGTGTATCTCACAAGGGTCTTGCTTTTCCTCGCCTCACCGTCCTTATACCACAGCCTCATGGTCGCCATCCAGTCTATAGGGTATGTGACCACCAATTTGCCGTCAATGAGGAACGCGCCTCTCTCGAATTTCCTCAGTTCAAGCGTTCCCATCCTTGAGGGAAGCGTCACTTTCCTGCCTGAGGCTATCTCCTCGGCGATAAGCTCGTTCATCTTCCTCACTATGGTGTAGAACTCATGCTCTTTCAAAGGTCTCCCTATGTCAAGCCACTTGTGCTTGCGCAGGGCTTTGTATGCGTCATACACTCCCCAGGAGTTGCTTACCTTGAACTTCCTCCCGCTTTCCCTCTTCCGGGCCACTCTCGTGCAGAACTCACTGAACGTCTCTTCCATGGCTATCCCTCAATCTGTTGCTGCAGGGAGCTCTTGGCGTTCCTTCTGATGAAGCTCATGAGGTCAGCCAAGTCATCTGCGGCGTTGTTAAGCCTGTCAGCGGGCCTGTACTGAGAGCCAAGCACTTCTTTCTCCACTAACTCTATCAGGGAAGGTATAAGGTACTCCCTGATAGGGAATGATGCGTCAAGAGCGTCACATGCCGCGCTGTTGCCCTCACTGTCGCAAAGCAGGCTCGCGGCTTCGTCAAAGTCCTCAAAGACTGCTGACATCTTCAGCCTCCGCAGGTACAGGAACTGCGGGTTTGAGGATTTCAGGTACAGGTGCAGGTCAGGGCCTATGGACACGTAGATGATGTTCTGCAGGAACTTGTTTGTCCCCACATACCTCATCCTGTCTCTCGGTATATACGAGATGTGTATGCCGCTGTAGAAGTCTATGGGGAACACTCTCGGAGTGCTGCCCTCCAACAGTTTGGGTATGGCTTCCGTGCTTCTCAGGTAGTAGCCGCCCTCACAGGGCATCCCTGGTATCGCCTCCACCTTCTCCAAGTCAAGGCATATCAGCTGCTGCTCGAACTCCGAAGAGTCATCCTGCTCCTCCTTCTCCTTGTCTATCTCCTTCTTGATGAGGAAGCTCCTGTACTTCTTCATCAGGAAAATCACATGGTCCTCGTTTATTATGGAGTCGTCTGACACGTTGTGCACAGCGTCCAGTATATAGTAAACAAACTCTTTTACCAGCATATCCTAAATGAAATATGGCTCAAAGATAAGGCTTTATGCCCTGTCTTCAAGCCATATTAATAAGTTGCTTTGCCTCTTTAAGCGTCTCGCTAAGATTTGCCAACCAGTTGGGCAATGTCGTTCACTAATAACCAACCATCAGCGTAAGTGGCGTTAGAGGGCGAGTTGTCCTGCCCGTAGCCTCCCACTGCCGTTGTGTTCCAGTTGCTCCAGATGTCATTGTATGTGGACGAGGAGTCAACGTACGCGTACTGGAACAGCGTGGTTCCGCCAGCCGACACCTTGATGCCGTCGGTGCTGTTTATCTCCACCTTCACATCCGACACTTGGTCGTCCGTCAGCGTGTAGTTCCTGCCTGTGCTTTCCGTCATGCACGCGCCCCACACTACACCGTCCACCTCCAGTTTCTTGGTGTCCTTATAGTAGTACAGATACAGTCCGGCGTTGCCTGAGCTTGCTCCGCTCCATCCGCTTGCCCCGCTCTCACTGCCGAAGTAGAACACGTTTTCCTGTGTGTTGCTGCACGTTGACAGGTCCATCTGCGCTTCTATAGTGTCTGAAGCCTTGTCATACGAACCAATATTAGCAAGCCAGCTTGCTCCGCTCATTACGGCTACGGTTGCCTTAAATGTTTTCGACCCGCATGTGCATTCAACGGTCGTGCTGCCTGCGCTTACAGGGTTCAGCACTACTGACGCCTGCTTGTAGGTGATGTCATTTGCTGTAGCCGTACCGTATGTTATGTCCCCTACAATGACTACAGACTCGTCATCAGACTTTATACTGAACGTGTCTGTCGTATTTTCAGGGCTTATATAAAATGCCACAGTCTTAGTGCTTGAGGATGACATTATAATGCCCATGTTGTAGTTAAAACTGCCTGCCGATATTTCCGTGCAGGCCACCTCCCCAGTCTCTACTGTCAGGCTGTATTCCGCGCTGTACTCACCGCAAGCGGCGGTTATAGTGCAGCTGCCTGCAGCCACACAGGTTATTGTGCCGTTGCTTACAGTGGCTATTGTCTCGTCAGAGCTGCTCCATGTGATGTCCCCCTCAATGTTGTTTAAGGTGGCCGCCAGCGTGATTGTGTCTCCAACGCTGCCTGTTCCTGAAGTGCCGCTTAACGTTATGCCCGCAGCTGTTTCTTCAGACATGACAACCACTTCCAGCACTGCTTCCGTGCCGTCCTCTAACGTGGCCTTTATCTTCTTGGTGGTGCTGAGCTTGTCATCCACATACTTCTTGTTGGCCGCGTCGTTGTCCTCCGCAGGTGTCGGCACGTTGTTCAGCAATGTTGTCACTGTGTCAACAGCGTCAGCGCAGCCAGTGCCGTCAATCATCAGCCCTGTAGTGATGTATTTCCCAGGAGTCCCGCTTATGAAGGTCTCGTTAGCGTATGCCGCCAGCCTTGCCCCGAACAATGCGAATGACGGCTCATTGTCAACCTTTATGACAGATGGCTTGAACGCGCTGCTCCATGTGCTCCAGTTGACGAACCATCCCAAGTTGCTTATCCTGGTCCCCTTGCCTCCCCAGATATAGAGCCCGTTAAGGTAGGTGTCAATATAGCAGTCGGAAATCACGTCATTGCAGCCCTGGTAGAAGCAGCTGCCGTCTATTATCTTGTAGTCCTTAGTCGTCTTGAAGTCAAACAGCCAAGCGTGTATATTTGATATGGTGTTCGCTCCTCCCGACGATATGCCTGTATGCGCGTTCACCATCACGCAGTCCCTTATAGTGCTGTCACCGTTTAAGTATATGCCTGTGGATGACAAACAGCTGTTGTTTGTGTCGTCATAGTCATTGTCAAACAGGCAGTTGTGACAGTTCACCTCAAAAGAGAAGTACGCCGTCTCATTGTTCGAGTTGGTATATGATATGGCGGGCTGATGTACGCCATAGCCTGAGAAGTTATGGATAGTGAGATAAGAGATCTCAGTCATCCGCTGTGTCCCCAAGTAAATGCCTGACTTGGCCTTGTAGTTGCAGTCAACAGTTCCGCCCCTGCCAGTGATATAGTTGCCGTAGGTGGGCTTGTGTCCGTTAATCACGTTCATGGAAGCGTCAAAGCCGTCATCCCCTATCTGCGGCTCGTCTGGCAGATACCCTGTCATGTAAATGGCGTACTCGCATTCCCCAGTCCATTTCATTGTGGCTCTGTCAAGGAATATGTGCATCAGCCCCACTGTCAGCTGCGAGCTGAAGCAGTATGTCCCTTGCGGGAAGTACAGCGTGGTGTAAGGGTTGGCCGCGTACAAGGCGTTGAAAGCCTCGGTGTTGTCTGTCTCCCCGTCATTCACTAATCCGTTGTCAAGGACATTGACAAAGGCCGGGTTGACTGACACCTTGCTTTCCAGCTCAGCGACAGAGGCGCGAGCCTCCGAATCCTTGATGTCGTAACTCGCGCCTCCTAAAGTGATTGATGAAATGCAGGCCATGTTTACTCAGCTAATGTTAGCACCTCTCCCTCAACGCTCATGGTGAGGTTCTCTACCTTTGTGTAGTGAGCCGAGCTCATCTTGCCGTCAGTGTCACTGTCCGCCATGGGAACGCTGTTGGCGCTGATGGCGATCCACTCCGTGCCTGTGTACCTGTACGTGATGTCCGTGTCTTGCACGTTCACCGTCCAGCCGTCCTCAGGCGTGGGATAAGTGGTGGCGATGTCGTCGTAGGTTGCCACGCTCGCCTTCCAGTTAAGGCCTGTGGTGACCGCGCTTACAGCGTTGTCCACCTCTGTCTTGGTGTAAACGTCAGCGGCGTTTGCCTTAGCGTCAATCTCCGCGTCGTATGCGTCATAGCTTGCCACCTTGTCCGCCGTGATGCCTGAGTCGGCTGCAGCCAACTGGGCCTCCGTAAGGCTGTCCTGCTTTGAGTCTCCTAATGTTTCTACAGTAGTCTTGACACTTGCGACAGTGGCTTCCACTGATTCCACACTCTGCCTCGCCTCGGCGTCCTTGATGTCATAAAGGACGTCAGCGACTTTGATTTTACTGATTTCTGCCATTGTTATAACTGATTGTTGGTTAATATTAGTGTCTCGTCTGACACGCTTGTTGTCATTCCGCCGTCTCCCTTGACTGCCTCTAAGTCTTGCTTGGTGGCGTAGGTCTCGGCGGCTTCTTCCTTAGCCACGTAGGTGGCTTCAGCCTCTGAGGACTTCAGGTATCCGCTGAGGTCTGCCTCAATGCCTTCCCCGTCCATAATCATAGGCTGCCACTCTCCCTTGTTGCGGAGCATCAGGATGACTCCCTTGTCCGTGGGCTTCCCCCAGAGCATCGCCCCTCCGTTAGGGGCTTCCTTTGACACGTATATGCTTTCTATCCTTATCATAGTTCCTGCGTTCTTGTGGCAAATATAGTGATGTTTGCCTTGTTGTGAGCCTGTCTGACTGTTTTCCTAAGGCGTTCAAACTTATGTCCTAAGACTCCGCCTGCCCGTCATCCTCCTTTTCCGAAGAGCTGTAGTCCGCAAGGTCAAGGTCTGGTATCTCCCGCAGCAGGGTCTTGCCTTTCACCACTTTGGTCTCGGCAATCTCCGCGAGCTCCATGCCCTGTCCTATTATCATCTCCGTGTTGCGGTCTATGCGCCTCCTGTTCATACGGACGGCGTGCTCCATATCCCTCACAACGCGCTCTGCCTCATGTGTCCTGTGCAGAACCTCAGTCATCTCTCCTAACTTCAGCTTTCCCATTTTCAAGTAATCCATATATGGTGTTAAACAACTTGTGCCGTACAGGCACTCCAAAGCTCTCTCAAAGACATGGTAGTCCTCCTCTTTCACATTGCCCCTGTAGTCCCTGTATATGAGGTCATATATGAAAGTGAGGACAAGCAGCTTGTCAACGTCCTTCTGGGAGTAGTAGCCGTTCATCTCAAGAAAGCCGAAATATCTCGCGTATGCGTTATAGACAAATTCCTCCATAAGCAGTGAAATGTTAAAGGTCAGCCGTGACATCCGCAAGGCCTCGGACTGGGGCTGTCAAAGGCCGCCCCTCCGTGAAACCTCTTGTCCGTAAGGTTCTTGTAGAACTTTATGGCAGGGCAGTAGTGGTCTGTCTCTATGGCCATCCTCAAGGCGTTCATGTTCAGTATGAAGTCTATAAGGCCTTTTGGCACGCTGCACCTGTCACCCAACTCCCTCAGATAGCCCAAGGCTGTCTGGTAAAGGAGATTGCGGTCAAAAGTGACACCCACCGTGGTCATCTCGTCCAGCCTGCAGGGCGTGCCTGGGGCGGGGACTCCCGAAGCCTTTATATAGGCGAAGAACATGTGTCCGCTCAGGTCTGGCTCACAGAACTTCTCGTTAAAGACGTTCCTGTCAAAGACAAGATGTATCTCCTTCAGGCTCCTGCACTTGTACTCGGCGTACTGCGTGTAGCTGAAGAACACCGTCTTCTCGTTGTCCGTCTTGTCAGGGGAAACTGTCTCCATGTTGCCATCCTTGTCCGTCTTGCAGAGAAAAAGCCTCACTGAAGGGCCTTTCAGTGACACCGCCTTGCCTTTGAACTGCCATACAGAGACTTCTTCCCCGTTCTTCTTGGCGGTTATCTTCTTTCCCCTGACTACTCCAAGCACGTTGTCTCCCTCAAGGCCCTCCTCTAACTTGTAGTCTTCAGAGACTATGGCAAGGCAGGGCTTGCTGTTCTCAAACACGGAGAACTCTCCCGTGAGAAGCGCACTCATCGCGCTGTCATCAGTGTCCTCCCTGTGCCTGACATTGACCCTCCATGAGTCCTCACCCTCAACCATAGCCGCCTTCAGGGCTTCCATGCCCATTGCCACAGGCTCCTCAAACAGGGGCTCGTACATGGGCTCAGGGTACATCTCCTCCTTGTATATGTACTCCTCGTCTATGGCTTTGGAGCTGTGCTCAAGAAGCTGGTTGTCAGTGACTATGGTCACATCATCTATATAGATGTCCTTGAACCAGCGGGCCTTGTTCACATGGGCGTCAAGGTACATTGTCCTGCCGTCATCCGATATTCTGAATTGGTCTATTACTATCATTTGTCTGTTGTCTCATATTTGCGGCCATGCCGTCAAAGGCACGGCTTGTTCTTTTGGCAAACAAAAAGGGAGTCTGGAGCCAATGCCCCAAGCTCCCTGTCGTTTTTCCGCTTCAGCCTTTAAGGCTCTTTGTTAGTCAGTGGCTTCTCCTGCAGCCTCGTCCGAGTTGCCGTCAGTGCTGTCAGTAGTTGCGCCGCTGTCAGTGCTGTCTGAGCCGCCTCCTGAGAGAGTCTCAGCTGACAAGCCCGTAGCCTCGTTGAGGGCTGACACCAAGTCGTTGATGACAGAAGCGTCCTCAGCCACGATGGTGATGTCCTTCTCGCTCTTGTAGCTGCTTGCGCCGGTGTCAGTGAACGCGAAGTGTATCTCCAGCGCGTTGTACTCCTTGCTTGGGTCAACAAGGTACTTGGTGGGCACGATGTGCGGCCATCCGACATACCTGTACTGGTCTGCCCTCTCGCCCATGTAGAAGAACTCCATGTCGGCGATTTTCTTGCCGTCCTTGACAACGCCCTCGGTTGACTCCTCGACGCTGCCCCATACCTGCTCGTCACCGTCAACGTAGATGGCTGTGGGTATCGCCTCAAAGTAAACCCTCTCCTGGGCGTAGGTGCCGAGGCTCCACGGCTGCTCCACTTCCTGAATGACCAGGCCGTCAGCGCTGCCGGTGAATGTCAGGTAGCTGCCGAGCTCGCGGGAGAAGTTCTTTGTGAGGCTCTCGGCCATCTTCTTGTAGAAGTCCTCCTCAGTCATCTTTGACGTGGTGTGGACACAGCCGTACTTGAAGTACTGGTCCTCATCGCTCATGCCGTAGAACTGCCTCAGGGCGATGCGCAGGACATAGTCCTGGCCGCTGACCAGCTTGCCGTCATTGACATCCTCGCTGAGCTTCACCGTGACTTTCTTCAGCTTGTCCTGAAGGTCCTCGGCGGACACAGCCTTGATGTAGGCGATGTTCTTCACCTGTATCAGGGCGCTCCTCATGGGGGAGTCAGCCCCCTTGTACTTGAAGAAGACCTCCTTCTCCACGCCGTTGGTGACGCTGCCTACCTCAATGGTTCCGGCGGCGCTGCTCTCATTGACTTCGCCAACTGACGTTGCCACGTAGAATTGGCGGTTCTGATGTGTGCTATACACGCTCATAATCTCAAAATATTAAGTTGAACATTGGCCGTGGGACTATGCCCAGGGCCGTTAATTATTGCCCTTGCTGTTGCTGCTGCCCCACACTTGAGACACTCTTGCTGGCTATCCCTAACTGCACGGCCCTCTCTAATATCCTCTCATGCAGAGCCTCATGCAGCCCGCACTCCGTGGCTTTCCTGACATTGTGCACCGTAAGCCCGTCTGGCAGGTCTGTCAGGACTATCGGAGACAGCTCCTTGATATACCTTATGTAGTACTTCTTCACGTTGTACTTGCTCACAATCTCCACTAACTTGTCCGCCAAGTCCAGCCTTAAAGCCCTTCTGCCAGTAGGCCCCCTGAAAGGGTTTCTCTTCACCCTGTTGTACTCGTCCTGCGTGGTCGGAGCCACGTCCAAGAGGTCTCCGTCATGGCAGTCGTCAGAGCTGACTTCAGCGACCTCGTATGTGATGAACCACAAGTCCTCAGGAAGCGTGAAGAACCTTGAGGTGCTTGACATCCCCAGCGGAACTCCCTTGCTTGTCGATATGGGGGAGAGGCTTTCAATCTTAACCAAATCCGCCAGGTATCTCCTCAACTCCTCGGTCTCCTCGAAGCTCTTTCCCTGGGCGTTCCTGCCTGAGTACAGGGCAAGGACTGTCTCCTCCTGGGCTTTCGTGAGGAACAGGGACTTCTCGTACTCGTCAAAAGCGAGAGCGTCCTGCTCTCCGAAATTCTGCCTCCTGTTGTAGGCGTTGACCTGTGTGTCAAACCCGTCTGAGAAATTCTGCAGCGTCATCTTTCAGCTCGTTTTATGTTACTCCACTCTCTGCCCCATTTGGGTTACTGCTTGCAGGTTCTCGTTGCTGCCGCTTGCCACCCACGCGGCTTTGGCTATCTCGACAGCCCTTTGCAGTATCTCCTCATGCAGGCTGGAGTCAAGCTCGCACTCCGTAACCTCCGTCACTCCGTTGACCGACACCGCGTCCTCTCCCAAGTCCGTAAGGACTATGGGGCGCAGGGTCTTGATGTACCTTACCCTGTAGGCGTTCACCGAGTCCCCCGCGTTGGTCACTATCTCAACTAACTTGTCTGTGCCGTCGCCTGAGTTTATAAGCCTCCACGCCTGGTTCTTCAGGGGTCTCTGGAAAGGCTTTGACATCAGCCTCGTGTACTCGTCATACCTCAAGGGTATCACCTGCAGCAGCTTGCTCTTGGTGGTGGTGATGGTCTCGTTGACCACGATGAACACGTCATCTGGAAAATGGTACAGCACGCTGTGCGGGTTGATTTTCACCTGCCCCGCCCCTCTCCTGCAGTTGTCCGTGCGCATCACGTTAGAGAAGTCTGTCTGCCTCTTGGCTGAGTCGTCATAGCCCTGCTGGAGGCTGTTGCCCTTGCTCCTCGCGCTCCAGTGGTTCTTCACCACCTCGTCCTGCGCCTTTGTCAGGAACACACTCTTCTCAAACTCGTTCAGGCCGGGGGCCTGGTTCGAGGTGACGTTGTTGTACAGAACGTCAAAATTGTTTGAAAACTCCTCGGTCGTCATAAAGCGTCCTCCTGTGTTTTAGCTGGCATGATGTTTCTTATTTTGTCTTGGCCTGCAGCATGAACAGCAGCTCCTGCCTCTTGGGCGAGCTGAGGTATCTTGCCGCGTTGTTCAGCGTGCTCTCCTCATTCATCTCGCACAGGGCGGTGTTGTCAGACCGCAGGAAGTAGCAGTCGTTCTTCTTCCCTATCAGGCCCGCCTCCACGCTCTTCCTTATCAGGACTTTCACGGGAAGCAGCTTGTCCGTCACTATGCTGAGGAACATCTTGGGCTGCGCCTGTATGTACTCGTTTATCTTGCTCTGCAAAGCGTCCAGCTTGGCTTTCGCCGACGTGGGCCTGCCACTCAGCAGCTCCACGACAACCCTCAAGGTGTCAGTGTCCTCCTCTATCTTGCCGTACTCCTTGTAGCACTGCATCGTGACGTTCATGTTGCGGGATGTGGCTTTCGCCTCCGCGTTCTCTGACACTATCACGAACTTGTAGGTGGCCTTGGGGTGGTCCTCAAGAGCCTGCATGTTGGGGGCTATGTAGTCCTTGTTGGCGAGCAGTATCTTGTACTTTATGTAGTCTTCGGGATTGCTCAGGTCAAGGTAGTTGTCCTGCTTGCGCAGAGTGACCCTGCCTATCCCCGCGTCATTGCTGTCATCCCAGAAGTTGTCTTGCTTCTTATATATGCTCAATGCGTTGTATTCCAGACCCATGGCATTCTCCAGGTATGACTTCTCGTCATCTGTCAGCACGTTCTTGTATATTCCCGTTGAAAGCCTCGGCACCACATAGGTTATGGTGGCGTTCTCCGCCAGCCCTCCGTACAGCACATGCCGTGGGTTCTGTATCCTCTCGTTGGGCTTCGGCACAAACCTCACCACAACTCTCTCGTTTCTGAGGCAGCATGGAACGTCGTTGTCCTGCGCCTCCTGTCCGGCAGGCTCCTCCCGCCTCTTGGACTGCTTTCCCCTGCCCCTGACGGGTGTCTCCGTCATTTCAGGCATCTGAAAGCTGTCGTCAATCATCACCTTCTCTTCCATTGTCTTCTCCATTGCTCTTATGTGTTTGTTATGCTTTATAAAAAGGCAAAGAGGCAGGAGAGATTGGTCTCCTGCCGTATGCCTCATTGTGTGTTACGCGCTCAATACTGCGGGTATCAGGCTCATGGTCCTCGTCGGGTCAAGCACGCAGACGCCAGTGGTGGTCATCTTGTGTATCTCTGCCGCGTCCTCGTCGAAGCTCATGTGCATGTTGCCCATCCTGCCTGTGAACGGATCGCGCAGGCCCCACCTGTAGCTGGTGTAGTCGCCTACCTGTCCCTTCACGCCAACCTTGAAGATGTTGGGCTGCTCCATCGTGCCTATGTCAAAGATGTCATAGCGGTACGAGAAGGCAGGGCCTCCGTTGGGGTGCATGATCTTGTTGGTCACAGGGTCGTCATAGAACGGGCTCACCTCTAATTTCACCCTCACGCCGTTAGGAGCGAGGAACTCCGTGAACTGGAAGCCCGCTGTCAGGGCGTTCTCATGCAGCTGGCTCTGTGTCTTCTTCACAATGCCCACCTGGTCGCCGTTGATGGTGAACTGCGTCCAGCCGCTCACCGTCTGAAGGACAGCCTTGTGGAACTGCAAAGCGCCGTACTCGCCGGTCCTGATGATGAATGTCCTCTCATTGAAGCCTAACTTGGCCGCGCTGAGCTGGTAGAGAGCGTCCTCAAGCAGCTTCAGGGAGAAGTTGTTGTAGTACATGGTGTTGCTCACCTCCATCTGCTCGTAGAGGCCGCTGCCCATACGCACTACCTCGCCGCCCTTGTCATGGTTGAGGTACTCGCCGTTCTGGTTCCTGTTGCTTGTGCCGTATGCGAGAACGTTGTTCTTGTAGTCGTTCCACTGCTGCTCAAGCTCCCACTGCTCATAGTGCATCCACATGTTCACAGTGTCCTTCACATAGCGCCCATTGGTCTCCTTTGTCACAGGAACGCCGATGGCTATCTTCTTGTTGAGCATCGCTCCTGACACCCTGTCATGAATCCTGATGGTGGTGAACTCGTTGCGCATGGCCACAGGAGAGGCGAACCTTACCGTTCCCACTTTCCTGCTGAACTCCCTTGCCACAGGAGCGTACTCCGGAGAGAACCTCTCGCCCGCGAGCAGGCGCTCTGCGGGAATGCCTTTTGTGGAGGCGTCTATGCACTCGCACTTGTAGAGGGTGTTGGTGCCCTCGTTCCTGCCCTCGCCGAGAACCCTGATGGGGTAAACCTGGTTGAGGTTGCCGAAGATGACCTCGCCGTCACCGAACCAGTCTTCCGCGAAAAGCAGATAGAAAGGCTCCCTGTTGGCTCCCACGTTCTCGCTGTCAGCGTCAATGGTGTTGCCGTCGCAGTCCCTCGCCTCTATCAGGGGGATGTTGCGCCTTGCGCTGCCTATCACGTCCCATGTGTACTCGTCGTCGGAGTCAAACTCCTTCGTGGGGAACTGTGACAGGAACGTGTCAAGGGTCTTGCCATTCTTGTACGCCAGCAGCTGAACCATGAGGTTCGTGGCCTTCTGGGGCTGCAGCGCGAAGATGCCGCCCAAGTGGTTAAGTTTTGTAGTGTGCGCCCAGTGACTGAACGTCACGGTCTGAAATCTGTTTAGCTTTCCAGCCATATCTGTAATGTTTAAAAGTTAAAAACTCTGCGTACTGAGGCCGTCAGATGTCGAGCTTTAACCCTTTTCCTATGAATGACTCTGGGTCTTCCTTCACCGAGCTCACTAAGCTGAGCCCTCCGCTGGCGTCCCTCCGAGTGTTGTTAAGGGTGTGCTCCAACTCCCTCAGACCTTTTCTCACTTCTTTCCTCACCTTTCCTTTGGTGAAGCCGTCGAAGTCCTTGAATCCGTCTGTCAAGGTGTATATGAGACCCGTATATTTGAGAAAGTCGGCCCTGTGCTCCATCTCATACTTCTGTATGGCCGTGTAGTACTCGCCCGTGCCGGGGTCTTTCCATACCGGCTTCGAGATGTTGTCATACACCTTCTTGCGCATGGCGCTGTCAACCTCGATGTCCCCGAACAGCTGCTTGTCCTTCATGATGGAGTCCTTCAGCCTCGCGGCCTGGGCTTTCCTCTCCTCCTTCTCCTTGTCGGCGGCGGCCTGGGCTTCCTTGAGCAGCTTGTTGTAGCCGTCCTGGAAGAACTCCTTGTTGCTTTGCAGAGCCTCTTTCGCGTCAGCTATGTCAGTGCCCGCCTCGATAGTCCTCTTTGTGAACTTCTCAGCCTTCTCCTGGGTGTAGCCCCTGTTGATGAAGTCCTGGTAGATAAGGTTCCTACGCAACTGCTCTCCCTCTTCCGACTCCTCGGCTATCTTGGCCTCCGTCAGGCTTCCCAAGTAGTTCAGCGTTCCCTCGTACTTGCGGATGTCCGACGGCTCCACGCCGTTGCTCAGAGCCTCGCTGACCCTCTTCTGCCTCTCGTCAAGGCCGGCGTTTATCTGCGCCTCTATGAGGTCTCTGAAGTCCTCGGCCGTCTCCACCTTCTTGATGGTCTCGTTGTCAAGGTCTGGGAAGATACCCTCCTCTGTCAAAGCGTTGGCAATGGAAGAGTAGAAGTTGTTTGGAGAAGCGCCGGCGTCCCTGTCAGGCTCAGGCTCTTCCTTTCCCTTGTGTTCTTCTTTTTTCTCCTCACTGCCTACGCTCTCTGGCTGCTCGTCCTCAAACAGTGCCTCAGGGTCCACAGCCTCAGCAGCGTCATCTTTCTTCTCCCCGCCCTCAGGGTCTTTCTCCTCCTGGGCGTCTCTCTCCTGTCTTGGAGTCTCCTCTTCAGAGCCTCCGAACAGGTCATCTATCTCGTCTTCTCCGAGAATGCTGTCAAAATCCAATCCTTCCATGTTTTTCTCCTCTTTGTGTTTTTCAGCTTTCTGCCGCAAAGGTACTCCGCCGCGCGTAAAGCGCCCAAATCCTAAAAACTTCGCTTAGCCGCCATAAAAGAAACGCTTAGGTTCGGACTGCCTCCTGCCCCACATCTCAAGCCTGCTGTCATAGTTCTTAGTGAAGTACTCGTCATTCTCCAAGCCGTCCCTGCCGCCTCTCGCGGAGTCCCCCCGCATGTCCCCCTGGAACAGTATCATCTTCTCCTCGCGGTATATCATGAGCATACACAGCGCCATTATCCTGTCCACGTTCATCACGCCGTCATAGAGGACCAGCTCCTTGAGCAGAGCCCTGTTCCTTATGTTGTAGAGGTTGGACATGGTTATCTCCCCGTCCTCCCCGTCAGGGCCCTTCTGTATCTTGGTGACAGGCTTCAGCAGCCAGTCCCTTATGAGGCCGAAGCCATAGTTCTTGATGGGCACGGTGGTGGTCACTCCTTTCCTCGTGTTGCCGTAGCCTATGGCCTTCACAAGCTGCTTGTCAAGCAGGTATTCGGGGGTGTCAGCCAACAGGTGCACGCTGTTCTTCTGGCTGAAGTAGGCGAAAAGCCCCCGCTTGTTGTTCTCGTAGAGCATCGTGGCGTTGTAGTAGAGGCAGGCTTTCCTGCATATCTCAAAGAAGTCGTCGGCGAACTGCGGCCTGCCTGTGTACTCCATAACAATGGTGTCAGTCCACGTGTCCAGCACTAACAGCGAGCCTAATGACATGGTGTCGGCGGTGTCATTGTCATAGGGGTCCGCGCCCGCTATGTACCTCCCCCTCGGAATCTCGCCGTCGGGGCCTTTCTGCGGCATACAGAAAACCTCCACAGCCCCCGTCACCTTGTTGTCTTTGGTCGGGAACTCCCTTATGGGACGCTCCGCTGTCGGACGGAACTCCACCCTGCCTTCCTTGTTCTGCACAAGCTCCCCGGCATACACGTCATCATACTCCGAGGGGTTGCTGTCTATCTGGTTAAGCCTCTCGTTAAGCTCCGTTATGGGGAACATGGAGCGGTGGCTCTTGATGATGGCCTCCTGCGGAGTTATAGGATACTGGGATATTCTCTGCGTGAGGGCGTTGACGTCAGTTGAGTTGTACTTCACGTTGTACCTGTCCATGAGAAGCTCGAACAGGGCTTTGGTAACATTGCTGTTGCCGTCCTTGTCCATGCAGCCCGCCCTGTTCAGGTAGGCGGGGAAGAATATGGTGAAGAACGGCCTCCCCTGCCCCTCCTTGTCGTACACGTTGGGCAGGGGGTTCATGTTGTAGCCCTTGGGGTTGTACATTATCTCCTGCAGCGAGGTGAAGTCTGACATGTCGTCGCCGGCAGTGCCGTAGAGCCACAGCAGCCCGAACACCTCGCCGCCGTCCTCGACGGAGGGCCTTATCATCTGGTACAGGCTCAGCAGGTTCGAGAATATTCCCGCCTCCTCCACAAGGTACAGCACTCCGCGAGTTCCGTTCAGCTTGGTCTGGTCATCCCCGGACGTGATGCCCATCACGGAGTTCAGCGACCCTTTCCTCACGCCTGTGCTCTTGTCCTTGTAGCCCATCTCCCAGCGCAGGCTCTGCGCCGAGTCAACGAGCCTGTGAGAGGCGAACTGGGTGTTGCTGGCGCAGAAGTCTATGTTGTTCACGAACATGTTGAGTATCTGGTTGGCCCCGTATATGTACTTCCTGTCGGCGGCGGTGACAACGCACTGCACCTTCCTGTCCACCTCGCGGCTCTCTCCCAAGATGAAGCGCTTGGCGAGCATGGCGGCGCCGCTGTACGACTTGCCCTTGCCGCGAGCCGCCAGCATGGCTCCGTGACGGCCATTGCGCCTCGCGTCAGCCAGGTAGCGGTACATGAGGAAGTGGCCGTCCCAGAAGTCCGGAAAGTCAACGACGCGCATGGCCCCTCCGCCCTTCCCCTTCCTGCTGCGCTGGATGGGGCAGTAGTTGAGGAAGAAGTACTGGTCTCCCGTGACCCACATCCCCGTGCTTGGGTCGGTCAGCCCCTCCAAGCAGCGCCGCCTCTCCTCCCTGAGCCACTTCCCGTACTCCGAGCTGGGGTTGGCGTTGGGCCTCAGGGGGCTGTACCGCCGCGTAAGCCGGTAGGCTGCGGCGCTCCGCCTGAAGTAGTCCGTGTTCTCCAGTATGGGAGGCCTGGTCACGTCTATGACGGCCCTGCCGTCGCCGTCCCTGGGCAGCTCCGACACCCTCGGCCTGTCCTTGCCCACAAGCCACCTTATGAAAGGCACGTTGTTCAGATAGTCGTAGAACTGCTCCCGCACCTCCTGCGGGCAGCTGTCTATTCCGAGCTCCTCCGCGCCGCTCTGGCAATCGTTAAACTCCATCTCCGCTCTTCCTCCTTATTACTTCAGTCTATCATTGTCCAAAGCTCCGTGAACTGCCCGAAGTCGGGCATCACCGCGAACTCCCCGTAGGCCTTCCCCCAGGAGTTCCTTATGAGGAAGCCCTCCGCAGTCCAGCCTATGACGGCCACGGCGTGGCCTCCCAGGCTCTGGCCGCCCTCCCAGAACTCCCTCTTCGAGCCGTCCCTCACGACCATCCCCGCCGCGCAGGGGCCGTTCATCAGCACGGCGGTCTTCAGGGCCAGCTCCGACCCCACCGTGCCGTACTCCCTGATGGCCTTCTCGCGCTTCAGGTATTCCAAGGCGCCCTTGAAGGACATTCCGTCCGCGCCGCCACCGCCGCCCCTGAATATCCCCATGAGGTCAACATGGTTGTCCCTCGCGGAGTTCCCGTCCCTCAGGTTGGCGTTCCAGTTGAGGAACGCCGACAGGGAGCAGGGCACGCAAATAGGCCTGCTCCCCTGGTCCAGGACCGGAGGCAGCGCGTACATGAACCGCTCAGGCACTCGGCTCACCCTCCTGTACCGCATTTCAGTCCCGTCCAGCGGGGACTCCTTCAGTCCGTAAATCATCTGCTTGCCCTTTTGGTCACGTTGAACACGCCGTCACTCTCCCTGTATATCCTGTACGTCCTGGCGGAGTCCGCCCACAGGTACATATATCCCACGCCCCTAACGTACAGGCTGTCCCATGAGCGCGGGGAGGGGATGCCGTCAGCCGCGCAGACGCTGTCAACCTGCGCCGCGTTCATGGGCACGCTGTACGCCTCCGTCTGCGCGGTTCCCCTCAGCGCCGTCTGCGCTCCGCATCCGGCCAGCGGCGGCAATAACAAGAATAATAACGCTCTCATAGCCTTGCGAGTTAAATGTCTCCGCAAAGATAGGGGTCTGCGGCCTGCCGGCAAAGGCCCTAAGGAAACCGCTTAGAAGAACAAAGGAACCTGATAAAAAAGAAAAGGCTGAAACCTTCCATGCTTCAGCCCTAATCCGGATTCTTCCGTATGCCTGCGAGAGAGCGTCAAGCGTTAAGCGTCCATACACCGCCTTTGCCTTTTCTGATGACACCCAACAACCTCAAAAGTTCGTGCATGGTAGTGACGGACTCACAAAACTCTCCTCCATCGTTTTTCTTCCTTTGATGGATGCTTTTTGCTCGGTTATAGGCGTTGACTATACGCCTTTCGCCATTTTGCGGATCAACAGCCAACATAAGCTCAAAGAAATCCTCTCCGACTCTTTTGCCGTCGCTGCCATATTCAGCTATATGACTATTTGTCCTCTTGTTGTACTGCTTTATGCAGGCATTTATCATGTCAATCTGCGCTTTTGAATGGCTGTTTGCTTTCATGGGAATGGGAGAACCGTCATGATCGTAAAAGTGAAGGGCAAACCAATACTCTATGCACATATTGGAAAAAGCCACATTGAAACCGTAACGTCTTGCCAATCTAACGCTCTCGGCAAAGTCTTGGTGACCATCACAGTCATACATAAGCCATTTCTGGCTATATTTCTCCCTTGCCTTTTGTGGGAGACAGTTGTATTTTTTGTTCGCTTCCTCCACAAACTCAATGCAAGAGCCTATGCCATGGCCTTTTTCCACAACAGGCATCAATCGGCAGCGATTATTCTTGAGCAAGCTGCAGTAACTATATTCAGTGTTTTCCCCCTCAACATATATTATAGCTTTGCTGACGGTTCTTGAGGCGGTGCCTTGCCTTCCGACATACGAATACGAATGATTCCTGCTCATGGCTCTTCTGTATTAAACAGCCTCATAACCACATTCCTGTCCAAGTAAGGAGTGCCGCCCAACTCGCCGTTGAGATAGTGTTCGTCCAATCGTGAGCGCAAGTCATCTCTGAAATCTGTAAGAGGCACTAATGAAGACTCGCCGTAACGATTCTTGTTTACTATAAATATCTGCTGTTTGGTAAAAAGCCTCTTCCTTTCCTCTGTCCTGCAATTCAATAACGAGACATTCTGCGTGTTTATTATCAGCTGGGCAGTGGTATTGCATTCATAAAACAATTCAATGATTAACTTTGCGACTGACGGATGCACGCCACTGTCAAACTCGTCAATAAAGAGCACGCTTCCCCTCTTTATCGATGAGATGATAGCCCAGCTGATCCAAAAAAGCCTGTTTGTGCCGTAAGACTCGTCTCTTTCCATTGACAGCCACACATTACCCACTCTCTCATACAAGCCATTATATAGCTTGTGAGCCATGTTAACGCCGTCATATACTGTGCCTTTCATCTTGTCCGCCCCTATGATGGCCTTTATCTTGTCGGGGACATCCTCCACCTTTATCTCGTGCAGCTGGGCATCCTCAATATTGATGTCAAAGGCTTTCAGAAAGTTTACGATTTCCCTTTTCCTGACTTTATCTGCCATCATAGGGACAGAATATGACTCATTAGGCGTTCGGATGTCGTTGGCGGAGATAACCACAGCCCTTTTAAACCAATCAACCACCTTATTGGCCAGAGGCTCGTTAAACGTCTGCAGCACTGACAAGAAGCCTGAAGCCTCCGACACCATGTCCGCAGAGATTATGCTGTTGGCAATCTTTGCGCTGATTTGTTCCTTATTATATTTTATAGACTTGCTCCCTTCACGTTCAAACACGTTTATCTCCCTTCGTCTCTTCATGTAGAGCCATTCGGACACTATTCTCTCCGCTGTCAGTTCCACGCCGTAGCGATACTGTGTATCATCTATCAGGAATACAACCTCAAAAAAAGATGTTTTATCAGCCATGCCGGCGTTCAGCCTAAAAGTGTCGTAAGAGATTTTCCAATAGTCGAGAACTGGAATACGATTGCCTGTTTTGGGAGGACATACAAAAGTCTTCAAGAACCGAAACGCCTCAAACAGTTTTGTCTTGCCACTGGCGTTGGCTCCATACAAAACAGCTGTCTTGGCTACCTTAGAGCCTTTCACACAAGTGTGAGAGTAGTAATTATTCTTTGCTGTGCCTGAAGTTTGAAGGTTAAGCACAACCTCATCCTTAAAACTCTTATAGTTGTTAAAAGAAAACTGTATCAGCATAACTCCTAAAATTAGATGTTAGTCCTCCGTAAAGGATTTTATTGTTAATTCGATAGCAAAGTTAATATAAAAAGTTCAATTTGGGGTGTCTTATTGCCAATTTTTGCAATATTTTGCGAAAATCCGATTTAACGCGGCCGATTTAATGGTTGTTCAGGTTATTTCGGTTTCCGCGCTCTTGGGATTTGCAGGGAAAGAAAAGCCGCTCGGAAGCGGCTCTATGTCCTGCAAGAAAGCAGGACGTTGCTTTTAATGCTGCAAAGCATAAGGACTGTTTTCCTACCAGCCAAATTTTCAAGGGACAAACTCTGAATTATTTTTGGTTACAGTCAAAAAACGTGCTCACTGTTTGCAATGTTTTTATGATTTCAGCACAATCAAGTCAAAATACATCAGGCGTGTTCTCTTATATTCAGGCTCTAAATCCAGCTCCATGTATTCAATCTCGTCTTCAATGTTGTTAAAGATAAATCTGAAGCCGTTGCGTGTGTAAAAATCCAATACTTTGGGGTGATTGATAGCGTCAATAATGAGGTAGCGGCATCCCGTTTTGTTCTTTGGCGAGAGAAACCATGCCTTTATAAAATTCAGCATCTCATCTCCGATACCAAGATGGTTATACCCATCAAACACGGCAAGTTGCCCAACCAAGACCGCAGGATGTTGAACCTTGCGCTTGACAAACGGCACGTTTTTGTTGATTCTCCTTTGTATGTTTTTCGGAAATCTGTCCACGGGCAGCAT